CCTAACGGAGATTTACATACAAATAAATCACACACTAAAACAAGTGTAAAATTATTTCACTTTAAAGATTTAAGTAAGAAAGCAAAACTAAAAGCTAAAGGTAAATAATGGCAACAACATATTTAGATTTAACAAACGAAGTTCTTAGAGAACTCAATGAGATACCTCTTACTTCTGCAAACTTTGCAAACGCTGTAGGACTACAACAGTTTGTCAAAGATGCCATTAACAAGTCTATATTTGATATAGCAAATGAAGAACCGCAGTTGCCCTTTCTCACAGCAGGTGAGTCTGGAGATACTGACCCCTTCTATGGAAACGTGACCGTAGCTTCTGCAGCTGGTACCAGATGGTACGAGTTAAAAGCAAGTAGCTCGAGTCTCTCAGATGATTACGCTTCGATAGACTGGGACGATTTTTATTTAACAACCATTAATGTTAGTGGTGAAACAGCTCCTTTTGTCTCAAAGGGTTTAAAGTTTTTAAGCTTGGCTGATTGGAAAAGATATTACAGAGACAGTGAAAATGCAGACGATGCAGGTGGACAGGCTTATGGTGAGCCTAGCTTTGTAATTAAATCACCAGACGCTAGGAAATTTGGACTAAGCCCTATTCCTGATAAAGTCTACAACATACACTTCTATGCTTTTGAAAAGCCTACGAAGCTTGTAGCACACGGAGACACAGTAGTCTTCCCAGAACAATACACGAATGTTATAACTGCTAGAACACGTTATTACATTTGGCAGTTTAAAGAAAGTCCACAACAAGCAGCTTTTGCTTTGGACGATTATAAGAAGGCGATGAGAACTATGAAGTCTAACTTGGTAAACCCAACTCCTCGTGCAATGACAGACGACAGAAGATACTTTTAATTTATGGCACGTTCACAACCTTATACAGTTGCATGTGCCGGTGGTTTAGTCAAGTCTGCTAATTCAATAGACTTACTTAAAACACCCGGTGTAGCTAGAGAACTTAGAAACTTTGAAGTCTCTATTGAAGGTGGTTATAGACGTATTAATGGTTTTGAAAAGTTTGGTGGTGAAAGTGCAACGATTCCTAGTGGTAGCACAGGAACAATACATGGGGTAATACCTTATGCTGATGGAGTTATTGCTGCCATTAACAACAATATTTATTTTAGCCAAGATGGAATTACATGGTTACAAATAAATAAATTATCTGCTGGAGGTGGTGATACTTATGCTACCTTTACAGGTAAAGCAGCTTCGGTAAGAAATGGGCAGGGTCAATGTACCTTTGCAATGTTTGAAGCTGCTGGTGAAGATTATGGGCAACTAATGATAGCCGATAATTCTACTAAAGACATTTTTGTTTTTAGAATGGAAGGCACTGGAGCTTTAAACACTAGAACATTTTTTACAGACGAAATACGACCTAACGGAGCTAATACTCCTGTAAAATATATTACAGCACACGACCACCACTTAATTGCTGCTGGTGTAGAAGGTAACGAAACTACCGTCTACTACAGTGTACATAATAGTCCTGAAGACTTTAGTGGTGCTGGTTCAGGCTCTATTACTATTACAGATAAGATTGTAGGGATTAAAGGATTCCGTGAAGACTTGTTTGTGTTTTGTGAAAATAGTATTCACAAACTTATAAACATTGATAACTCTCAAACAGTTGCCATTGTTTCAGTTGCTGAAAACATTGGATGTTTAAGTGGTTATAGTATTCAAGAGATAGGGGGTGACCTTATCTTCTTAGCACCAGACGGACTAAGAACCGTTGCTGGTACTGCAAGGATTGGAGACGTTGAGTTAGGAACTGTATCAAAACAGATACAACCTTTAATTACAGACCTTGCAAACGATATAAACAGCTACACGATTAGTAGCATGGTACACAGAGACAAGTCTCAATATAGATTATTTTATACGGATACTACACTAAATGCAAATCAGCAACGTGGTATCATAGGAACACTAAGACCCGATGGGTTTCAGTGGTCAGAAACAAGAGGAATAGAAGTAACAGAAACAGGAACAGGCTTTAATGAGATTGGAGTTGAAGAACATTATCACGGGTCTACTACAGGTTATGTGTATATACACGATTCAGGTAATACTTTTGACGGTGCTGCTATATTAGCAAGATATGCTACACCCGATTACGACTATGGTGATTTAGGAACTTTAAAAACTTTACACTACCTTAAAGTCTCTTCAAGTGCTGAAGGTGTGGTAGAACCAGATGTCCAAGTTAGATTTGACTTTGGTAGTACAGACATACCACAACCACCAGAACTATTTGATTTAGGTGTGATTAATCCTCCATCGTTATTTGGTGAAGCGATATTTGGTATTAATGTTTTTGGTGGAGCTGAAAGTCCTTTAACAAGAATACCACTTTATGGTAGTGGACACAGTAACAATTTTACATTTATAAGTGAGGACACAAAACCTCCATACACAATTAATGGTCTCTATGTAGACTTTATACCTTCAGGAAGGAGATAACAACAAATGGCAATAACAAAAGTAACAAGTGCATTATTAGATTCAGCAGCCGTACCTGCTTTTAAAACCTTCGGCACAGACTCCATAATGATTGGAGACACAACCACAGGCACGATTGATGCAGCTAACTATAATGTTGGTTTAGGTGTAGATGTCTTTGCAGCTTTGACAAGTGGTGATTATAATGTAGCGGTTGGCACTAGTTCTTTATTTGTAAACACAACAGGTTCAAACAACACAGCGGTTGGTCGTAATGCTTTAGTAGCAAACACCACAGGCTCTGCTAATATAGCAATTGGTTCTTTAGCTTTAGGGGCAAACACTGAAGCATCTAACAATATAGCAGTTGGAAAGGATGCTTTAGGAGCAACCACTACGGGGGCGGGAAACACAGCAGTTGGGTCTGCGGCTTTATATCTAAACACCACAGCTTCTAACAACACCGCAGTCGGTCTTTTAGCTTTAGCAGCAAACACCACAGCATCTTACAACACAGCAGTTGGTGCAAGTGCTTTAGCAGCCAACACCACAGGAACTAATAATCAGGCGTATGGGCAGCAAGCATTAGACCAAGTAACTAATGGCTCTCAAAATATCGGAATAGGTAATGGTACTGGGTCATACTTAGTTAATCTGACTACAGGTTCTGGAAACATTTTAATTGGTCATGTTGTTCATACAACTACCTCAGGCACGAATTATGCAACGGGCGTTGGTTATAACCTTTCCTGTGCGGGAGGATACACAACATTAGGACAAGACTCTACTGACATCAGAGCGCAGCACGGTGTCGCAACATGGGCAACAGTCTCTGACGAACGCTACAAGAAAGACATCGCAGACTCTACAACAGGTCTTAGCTTTATCAACGCTTTACAACCTCGTACCTTTAAGTACAAAACTCTTGGCGAATTACCTGAAACCTTTAATGCCTATGAAGCTGATTCAACTGAAGTCTTTAAAAACTCTAACACCAATCACGGCTTTATAGCCCAAGAAGTTAAAGCGGCTATAGATGCAGATGACAGCATTAAAGATGGCTTTAGGCTTTGGGATGATAGAGAAGATGGCTCTCAAGAAGTTGCAGAAGCAGCATTGATACCAGTATTGGTTAAAGCTATACAAGAACTTTCAGCAGAAGTTGAAACACTTAAATCACAAATAGGAGAATAGAAAATGGCAACAGTAACAGAAGTCTTAACCGCAGCAACCGATAGCGTCACGCTTATCAACGCTGTCAATGGTGGCACATACGAAGTAGGCACTATGACCCAAGCAGAAATTAACGAGATGGTACAGCGTAATGTAGACCACCTTGAGCTTATCTTGGCTTATACAGACCCAGACGTAGCAGGAGACTCCTCAGATAAGTCTAGCTATACAGATGCAATTGCTACTGGTAATACTTACATCACAGACAACAGCTAAATAAAAACACACGGAGAATAGATAATGGCAAGTTACACTAGACAGAGTTCGTTTGCAGACGGGGATACAATCACCGCTGCTTTATTTAATAACGAATTTAACCAACTTGTAAACGCTTTTCACAACTCGACAGGGCACAAACACGATGGCACAACAGCCGAAGGACCTGTTATAGGGTTGATTGGAGACGCAGGAGAAACTGCTCCCAATAATAAAGTATTAATAGACACAGTTAATAACTTTGTAGAGTTCTATGTTCAAGTAGCTAGTGCTCCCGTACAACAGCTTTACATAGCTGACGGAGCCATCATCCCT